AGACAGGCACTATAGACAATACAAAATACGTTATTCCTACTATGACTGAAGATAATCAAGAGCTTTTTACTATCATGGCAAATGCATTAGCTGAAACAACGCTCAATACTAAAAGCATATATGTACTATATGATGACTTCGGAGCTTTGAATTTGCGTGAAGCTAGAACACTTAAAACGGATTTGTTGATAGATCATGAATCAGGCGAGTCATTTGAATACACGACATCCATTGACGAGAATACGTACAACAAAATTAAATTAGTGCGAGAGAATAAAAAAACAGGTAAGCGTGATGTCTACATTGTTAAAGATGGGAGCAATATAAATCAATGGGGTGTACTTCAACTAACTGAGAACCTTGGAGAAAAGGATAACGGCAAAGCTAAAGCTGATGGGATGTTAAAGCTTTATAACCAAAAAACTCGAAAGTTACACATCAATAAAGTATTTGGAAATCCGATTATACGAGGTGGTAGCCAAGTAGCTGTACAACTATATGTGGGTGATTTAACAGTAGCCAATTTCATGATGGTTGAATCTGTAAAACACACCTTCAATGAATCAGATCACCGCATGGATTTAAAACTAATTGGTGGTGATTTCATTGCGTAGCATGGAGGATATTTTAAAGGAAATTCAAAAGTTAGTGATGGGTGTACTCAATGCTCAAAAGCTCACTACCGTTGCGTATGGCACTGTTTTAAGTACAAGCCCATTAGAAGTTCAACTGGATCAAATGCTAACACTTAAAGAGGACCAGTTAAAGCTAACACGTGCTGTCATGGACTACGAAGTGGAAATGAGTTTAGATGGAGGAGCTAAGCAGAAATATAAAGTCCATAACGGCTTAATAATAGGGGACAAAGTGACAATTATTCGTGTACATGGTGGTCGACAATATTTAATTATAGACAAAGAGGTGGTTTAATGATTCCAGAAGTCATAAATGATGGACTGACACTCGATTTCGAGGAAGAAATAGAACCATCTAATACCTTCAAAATAAATAACCAATTAGATCGCTGTTATGGCACCGTAGATGAACTAGAGGCCATGAAACAAGCGATTTTTTTAATGCTTAATATTGAACGATATGATTACTTAATTTATAGCTGGAATACTGGGTTTGAAGCCAATGACTTAATCGGTCAACCAATAGCCTTTGTTGTTAGCGAAGTAAAACGACGCATCCGAGAGACTTTACTACAAGATGATCGTATTACAGAAGTCGATTCATTCATAGTTACAACCAATAAAAAAAAGGTGCATGTACAATTCACTGCACACACTATTTATGGTGAAATCCCATCAGAGAAAGAGGTTGATTATTGATGGCAGTAGCCTTTGAATTAGATACCTCTTATGAGGACTTATTAATTCAGAAACTAACTAATGTACCTGCTCAAGATAAACGAGAGACATCATTGATTTATCAGGCCACAGCAGCCAATACGATTGAGACAGCTCAAGTACTTTTTACATTACTGAACTATGAAAATCAAATGTTCGCGGACACTGCACCTCGTGAAAACTTAATTAGACGTGCTGCTGAGCGAGGGCTTAGCCCAACACCTGCAACGAAAGCTATTCGAAAAGGTGTATTCAATATCGACGTTCCTATAGGTGCTCGTTTTTCGCAGGAAGAATACAACTATGTTGTCATCGAAAAAATAGAAAACGGTATTTTCAAGTTGGAATGTGAAACGGTAGGTGAGGTCGGGAATTTCGAGGCAGGGCAACTTATACCAATCGATTACATTACAGGTCTTGAAACAGCCCAGTTAACGGACTTGTTGATTCCAGGAGAGAACGAGGAAGATACAGAAGCTTTTAGATCACGCTATTTTAATAGCTTTGAAAGTGTCTCTTTTGGTGGCAATCGTGCCGATTACAAAGAACGTGTAGGAAATATACCTGGTGTTGGAGGTGCCCGCATCTACCGGGCTAAATATGGTGGTGGCACTGTTGGTGTTACAATCATTGACTCCACGTACTCGAAGCCGTCCACAGCTTTAGTAGAGTTGGTTCAACAGTTAGTAGATCCATTAGACAGTCAAGGTGATGGAGTTGGACTTGCTCCAATAGACCATATTGTTACAATCTCGGCTGTTAATGAAACTGTAGTAAATATAGCTACCACACTAACCTTACAATCAAACTGGTCCTTTGCAGATGTTGAGAGTGCCATTAAAGAAGTAATCGATGGCTATTTTAAAGAGAGTGCTGAACTATGGGCCAAGGCTGTTACAAAACAAGAAGATAATACAGGGTTGATCGTCCGTATTAGTCAAATCGAAACACGTATTCTTGGCATTGATGGGGTCATTGATATTGCTAATACAAAGTTAAATGGCACAGCAAGCAATCTTGAGCTAGATAAAGAGGCTATACCAAAAAGGGGGACTGTAAGTGGCTAGAGAAGTGGATATTTTAAGCTATTTACCCCCTATCCTGCACGAAATAAAAGAGCTGCAAAAAATTGCATCACTTGAAAATCCATCGTTAGAGCGAGTATGGGAACTAACTGAATCATTGCTAAATAATCAATTCATCTTAACCCTCGATGAACGTGGTGCCAGTCGTTATGAGAAAATGCTTGGTTTAGTGGCAGGTGAATCAGAAACACTTGAGACACGCCGTTTCCGCATTCTATCAAGGTATCAAGAGCAAGCGCCCTATAGTTATCCTGTCCTCAAACAGCTACTTGATAGCTTGCTAGGAGAGGGGAAATATGAGCTTACTCGAAGCACCTCCGAGAAGTGGGTACGTGTAAAGTTAGAGTTAACGGTGTCTCGCCAGTTTGAAATTGTTGAGGTTTTACTTGAAAGGGTGACGCCTCAGAATATGTTGTTGTATGTAGAAGTCAGATACAACCAACACAGCACTCTAGCGCGCTTTACACACGCTCAACTGGCTGCCTATACACATAAACAACTAAGAGAGGAAGTGTTACCTTAATGCCTACTGAGACTGCCAATTATGGGTTCACAAAGGACAATGAAGATGAATTTTATAATGTAAATGTTGTTAACGATAATCTAGATAAGATTGATACGGAAATGAAACGAATTGAGGATACAATTCCGACTATCAGTCCGACTGATTCAATTAAATGGCTTGGAACTGTTGCAGGGACAGCGAACGCATTAACGGTTACTCATGCAGCGATAACAAGTTATAGCGATGGTCTAGGTGTATCTTTTGCAGCTAACGCTAATAGTTCCGCAGCCACAACCATAAATATTAATACCTTGGGTGCTATACCAATCAAGAAAGCGAATGGTACGGCAGTAACGAATTTGAAAGCTGGTGGTGTATATACAGTTCGTTATCGTGCAGGGGCTTTTATCTTACAGGGTGAAGGAGGGGCAGGAAACGCCATAGCATCTGACCTTCTCTCTGGTAAAACGGCTAGTACAGATGCAGGAGATATCGTGGGGACAATGCCAAATAGAGGAGCACCAACAATTACACCAACTACTAGTGACCAAGCCATTGCACCTGGATATTATTCAGGTGGAACAATTAAAGCTTATCAACAAGAAAGAATTCAATCATCTATAACGGTGCCGTCTGGTGGAAAAGCGTATGTCCCACAACCTTGGGGAAATGGCACTGTAGGCGCTTATACTGGAAGAGTTCTTACAGCTCTCAGTCACGGCAGAACTCCTAACTACAACGATGTTGCTATTGCTTACAGCCTATTAAATAGAGAACCATCGTATTTAGCTGGCTCAAGACCTGCACAAAATCATTCAGTTACATTAGATAACACAAATATTGTTTTTAGTAGTAACGGTAACGAAACATTTGATTATGTTTTAACTAAATATACAGGAGTTTAATAAATATGACGACTGAAGAATGGATTCAAGAGAATTTGATTTTTGATAGAAAAAAAGAGGAAATTGTGTTCAATTCGGAAGATGATATTTTCGGAGGTATTGTAATTGGGGTAAAAATGACGACGTTTATCGATATGTTTGGTGAAGCTATTCAACAAGCACTACTTGATGGCTTAGATGTTAAGCAAGCAATTAGAGATAGTGATCCAGATAACGAACTGGGATACAACAACTTATTAATAGACAAGTAGACGCAGCATAAGCTAGCGTTATTTTTTTGTCAAAATCAGAAGGAAACTCTTTCCTTTTGTCGAATTTAGTACTTAAGTTGAAAGGAGAGATTATTGATGATTGAAAACGATGTAGTGTTAGAAACGATTATTTCTATGATTAATAAGGTTGATACTATTGAAATGGGTATCACACTAAATATCAAAGGCACTCTAATTACAGGTTTGCTAATCAGCAAATCTACTTATTTAAAAGGCATTGCATCTTCTTTTGAAGGTCAAGGGGAAGTAGGGAGTGCATTTTCCAATATGTTTTTGAAACTTGATGAACATCAAAAAAACGAATCGAAAGAAGAAAATAGTGAAGTAAATGATAACGTTAATGATGATAATAAATCAGTCTTTGGAATTCATCTAAAAAATGCCAAGATGTTTGATGGAGAAAATACTCACACTCTTGGCTATTGGAGGGGTAAACTTTCTAGTGTTGACGGTTTTACTTTTGGTAATTTAGAACGGCAATATAATTAATAACAAATCATTATATTTTCGTATTTTATAAAGCCTTCTACATTTGTAGGAGGTTTTTATTATGCGCTATGAGAGCAATCGAGATGGGCAACGGTACATTGTACTGAATCTCGATGTCTCTCATGGCTTTTTATTTTCACTAAAAAGGGCAAAGGACGTGGATAAATGGAACAATCATTTAAATTTTTACTTAGCACAGTAGGAGGAATAGTATCGTGGCTCGTAGGCGGTTGGGGTTTACTAATGACGGTGCTGTTAATTTTGAATGCAATCGACTTTCTATCAGGTATGGCAGCTAACTGGGGAACGATTAACAGCAAGCGTGGCTATCAAGGCATCATCAAAAAAGGCATGATGTGGGTTTG